GTACTCTCAACGCATCATCGATGGTGAGCCAACGCCCCCTGGTGTCCTTCAGGCGCAGGAACGCCTCAACGACATCCCCGACCGGAGTCTTATTTCCGTAGATCTCCGGCCCGGGAACAGGGAGCTTAAGCTTACCAGGTTTCATGGCCTTTGGTTCACACTGTCGATACAATCCTCCCGACAACCAATACAGCTTATGCGTACGTATCGAAACGCACGCATTGAGTTGCCGGAGCGGTACAAAGATGGCTCCATCGACAGGCTCGTCACTCCATCCAAGGTTGGAGCAGACGGCCGTGTCGATCACATCTCTGAACGCCCGGAAGCGCTTAGCGTCAACCGGAGCGAAGAAAGTATCTACACGTGTGACGAATCGGAAAGGGTTAACAGTTGGGTCTTCAACCAACTGTCTCAAGGAAGCGCGCACCGGCTTAGGGAGAGAACGCATCCCCTTCGAGGGATGGCCCAGCCCGCCCAGAGCTGCGGTAAGCTCTGGCGGCCTCCCGAGCCGTCTAGCCTTGGCGCGCACACCCTTGAGAAGGACCCGGCAAACTCGGCGCAGAGCACTCCATTGAACAATGTCGTACTTCTGCTCCTTGCCCGGGTCCATAACCCCATAACCGTCTCTCTGAAATTGCTTAAGGGGATACGGGTTGAAGAACCTGACCGGGCCGGAGCCCAAGCCAAACACCTCACAGAAGGTGAACCCTCCTGTTCCGTAAAAGGTCTTCCCCTTATGCAATCCAGAACCAACAGCATTGACCCTACGGTCATATGCTGTAATACTCGGAGGCCTGCAAGCAGAAACGACATCATCTCCGCAGATACGTGTCTTACTGCCCAATGGCTGACAAGCCCATCCGTTGATTACCGAAAGAACGGTAAAGGACAAGGGTGTACCCATAAGTATTCCCCTAGTAATAGGTACGAACACAATGGTCCCCTCGTCCTTGGTGACAACGGATCTGAAGAGCCCGAGTATCTCCTGGTGTTTGTCGGTTGGAAAGTCAACCAGACGGTACCTAACATAGTGCACCCGTGCTCCGACGCCAAGGCAGTCGGAAGCAAGCGCGTACCAGCCTTCACCAAGGCCGGCACGGTCCATACCGCGGAGTACGGCACGAACAGCATTATGATAGAGACCGTCGGTTGCCTTGGTGAGGTCTGCCGAAAGAAAGGCCTCACCTTGCGCCAACCTGATCTTGTTAGCATTCAAATCTGTGACCAACATCTCGTCGTTGACCGACTCGATGAATGGTCGCACCCGCTTGTCTCCCTTCATAACAGCGGGCCAGACTCTCTGCCGAACAAGATCTCCGATCGTGAACAAACCACCAGGAGGGACGGTTATGATACGTGCCTTACAGCCCTGCTCTGCAATAACAGTCGCCTTATGGATCACTCCAAAGGCCTCGGAATGAGCATCCCCTGTAGTGGGGTTGGAAGAGGTGAACTCCTTGATAGAAAGCAGTGCTCCAAGACACTGCAAGAAGTCAGCGTACTCCTCTTCCAACTGCCCAGGAACCGCACTAGTGCGGAACTGAGCAGAGCTCATACGACCGAATGCAGAGAAGGCCTGTCCGAAGAGGCGATCAGTTGCTGGGTTTACGGGGACCGTCATCCGAAGATGATAGAACCAGGACTCGAGAACAGGAAGGGAGGGGAACCCGTGTTCAAGGACACGGAGCTCACCAAACTCCTGCTCAAGAAGAGCCCTGAGGTATCCATCATACCCACCCGTAGAACCAGTACCTCCGCGGACAGCATTCTTACTGTGAGGCACGTATTTTCCTTTTCGTTTTCTCAACATTCCCCTAGTGAAGAGGAAAGCAGAGTAGTCCTCAATGGATTGCAACACATCCAGAGGGGACTCCCCACCTTCACTAAGGGTCTTGGCGTGGGTGTACATCGCCTGCATGGTAAGGCGCTTAGAGGGCTTAGGGAGAGCGCGCGCACACCTGGTAAACGCCAGGATGCGCTTGCGCTCAACCTTCCCAATGCGTCGAAGCCACCCCTGCAGACGATCGGGTACGCCGTGAACGTATGGAACATCCCGGTTAGTGAGGGCGACGTCTCTAAGGGACACGCAGAGGTCCTTGACCTTTGCGCACACCCAATCGACACCCCTCGGACCGGAATGCGTTATCCACTCACGGGCTACCCAACACCCACGTTGTTGAGAAAGACCACTGGCCACAAAACCCGACCACACTGCCTGCCAGGCAGCAGTGTGATCGTCGACAATACGCCGATGGGACTTCGAGGAACCACGCTTTTCAGCGGGGTACCCCGAGGGACCTACAACACGGCCAAGAAGGAGCGACGGTAGTCGCTTCTTGATGATCC